ATGAATCTATTCAGCAAACTCTTTCGTTCGCGGGACAAGCCCATGAATCACCTCGGCGGCTTGTCCTTTTTGTTCGGGCAGACGGTGGCGGGCAAGGCGGTCAATGAGCGCACTGCCATGCAGACGACAGCAGTCTACGCCTGTGTCCGCATTCTCGCCGAATCCATTGCGTGTTTGCCGCTTGCCGTCTATCGCCGATGGGAAGGCGGCAAGGAGATCGCATACGAGCATCCGCTGTATTTCCTGCTCCACGATGCGCCGAATACTGAGATGACGAGTTTCGTCTTGCGCGAAACGCTGATGGCGCATCTCCTCCTGTGGGGAAATGCATACGCACAAATATTGCGCGATGGCAGGGGAAAAGTCATCGGAATCTATCCGCTTCTCCCAGACAAGATGGAAGTGAACCGTGACAGCCGCACAGGCGAAATCTATTACACATACACCAGAAGCACGGAAGAAAATCCGAATTTCAAGGATAAGGGGCAGATTCGTTTGCGGCGCGAGGATGTGCTCCATATTCCGGGACTCGGCTTCGACGGTCTTGTCGGCTACTCGCCCATCGCTATGCCTAACCTCCATTTTTGCATAAGGCTATTCTGTTACAGCCCCTTGTTTATATAAATTTTATAAAGAAGTAATAAAAGTTAAACCACCTAATATCACTCCCACTGCATTGGGAATGATGAGGATCCAGTCTTTTTTAGGTTCTTTTGTCCAACCATACATTACCCAAATTAAACAAGAAACTGATGCGAATAGTGGTTGGAATGGTTGAGCTTGTGCTCCTTGTAAGTTAGCGATAATTTGTGGAATATATGCAATAAAGACAAACACCCCAATAATAGCTCCAATAGATCCGACAAAGCGATTAATTTTTTGTTTAGCAGACATATAATACCTCCTATTATTTTATTTTCTCAAAAAGGAAAGATACTGTCAATAATTATGTGTAAACACTCAAGTAGAGTTACGAAGTTTTAATCAAATAAGCTTTCAAGTGTGTCAGAACATTTGTCTTGGAGCACTTAACATGTTATAATCGATTGTAGTATAATGTTTTTTTATCATACTTTCATTATACTAGAAAAAGCACCTATTCGGGTGCTTTTTTTGTTAATTATTTAAAAAAATGAAGGTCAGGCATAAATTTTGGAACTGGGTACGAAACGAGGGGGAGAAGCGGACGCTGCTTCTCGACGGTGAGATTTCGGACGAGACGTGGTTCGGCGATGAAGTCACGCCCGCAGTATTTCGCGAGGAATTGAATACTGCCGAGGGAGATATTGTCCTTTGGATCAACTCGCCCGGCGGTGACTGCTTCGCGGCGGCGCAAATCTACAACATGCTGATGGACTATCCGGGCAGTGTCACGGTCAAGATTGACGGTCTTGCGGCATCGGCGGCATCCGTCATCGCGATGGCAGGTTCGACCGTGGAAATATCTCCTGTAGGCATGGTAATGATCCACAATCCTATGACCATTTCCATCGGTGACGTGCAGGAGATGGAACGCGCCATCGCATTGCTTGCCGAGGTCAAGGAGAGCATCATCAATGCCTATGAAATCAAGACGGGGCTGCCCCGAGCGAAGATTTCGCGGCTGATGGACGCCGAGACGTGGATGAATGCGAAGAAGGCGGTGGAGCTGGGTTTTGCCGATGCCGTTTTCAATGGAGAGAAGAATCGTCCGACAAGCGATGAGGCGGATGGCCTGATCTTCTCTCGCGCCGCCGTCACCAACTCGCTGCTCTCGAAATTCGGGCAGGGCAAGCAAATGAACAAAGTCGATGCGGAGTCGCTGAAAAGGCGGCTCTTTTCTATTGCACACTGAGGGAGGAAATAACATGGATAAGATTTTGGCAATGCGTGAGAAGCGTGCGGCTCTCTGGGAGCAGACAAAGACGTTTTTGGACGAACACACGCAGGAAGGCAGCCTCTCGGCAGAGGATGCCAAGGCATACGAGCAGATGGAAAACGAGGTTCTCGCGCTCGGCAAGGACATCGAGCGCATGGAGCACCAGGCGATTCTCGATGCGGAAATGGCAAAACCGACGTCAGTGGCAATCATCAATCTGCCGGGCGCATCGTTTGGAAAAGACAAGCAGGGAAGGACGAGCGACGCCTACTGCGCCGCGATGCTCAAGGCGCTGCGCACGAACTTTCGCCAAGTCGAGAACGTGCTGCAGGAAGGCACGGACGCAAGCGGCGGCTATCTCGTGCCGGAGGAGTACGACAAGCGCCTTATCGACGTACTCAGCGAGGAGAACGTCCTGCGTTCCCTTGCGACGACGATCACGACGAGCGGCGAGCACAAGATCAACATCGCGGCCACGAAGCCTGCGGCATCGTGGATTGAGGAAGGCGCACCGCTCACCTTCGGCGATGCGACCTTCGACCAGATCGTTCTCGATGCGCACAAGCTCCACGTTGCCGTCAAGGTCACGGAAGAGCTGCTCTATGACAATGCCTTCAAACTCGAAAGCTACCTCATCGAGCAGTTCGGCAAGGCGCTCGGCAATGCCGAAGAGGATGCCTTCCTCAATGGCGACGGCGTGCATAAGCCGAAGGGGCTTCTTGCTACGGGGCAGACTTCCCTCACCACAGCGGCGGCCGACATCAAGGCGGACGAACTTGTGACGCTCGTCTACAGCCTCAAGCGTCCCTACCGCAAGAATGCGGCGTTCCTCATCAACGATCAGACGCTTGCAAGCATCCGCAAGCTCAAGGACAACAACGGCGCCTATCTGTGGCAGCCCTCGTACCAGATGGGCGAACCCGACCGCCTGCTCGGCTATCCCGTCCACACATCGGCATATATGCCGACAGCTGCGGCAGGGAAGATCGCACTTGCTTTCGGCGACTACGCCTACTACAACATCGGCGATCGCGGCACGCGCTCTTTGCAGGAACTCAAGGAGCTTTTCGCGGGGAACGGCATGGTGGCGTACCTTATGAAGGAGCGCGTCGACGGAAAGCTTGTTCTGGCAGAAGCCGTGCAGCTGCTGAAGATCAAGGGATAAGGAAGAGAAGCCGCTACATCAATGGGTGCAGCGGCTTTTTCTATGCTGAAAGGAGATGCGTCTATATGCTTGTATCGCTCGAAGAAATCAAGGGCTATCTGCGCATCGACTCGGATGCCGAAGACAGCCTACTCACATCCCTTGCAGATACAGCAGAGCAGCTTTCCTTGGCGATTCTGCGTGCCAAGTCGTGGAAAGAAGTCAAGAAGCAGGAAGCGGCAAGGACAGCGGTGATGTATGCCGTCGCGTATCTCTATGAGCATCGCGAGGAGGCTGACCATCGGAAGCTCGCACTGACGCTTCGGGCGTTGCTTTTCGGAGAGCGAAAGGAGAGTTTCTGATGTACGTCAATGTCAGTGAACTTCGCCATCGCATCGTGGTATTGCGACCGCGAGATGCGCCCGACGAGGCGGGCAATCTTGTCGAACAGAGCCGTGATGCGTACTGTGCGTGCTGGGCGAAGGTGCTGCCGTTCGCGGCGAAAATCTCGGACGGGTATGCCGAGCAGGTCAAAGAAGTCGAGTATCGCGTGGTCATGCGCTACCGGGAAGACATCCGAGATACGGACTTCATCCGATGGGGAAACAAGACCTTGGCAATCAAAGCGCCGCCTTACGGCATGGACGGCAGGAAGCGTTGGCTTGTCATCGAGTGCAGGGAGTTGGTGGAAAATGAGCCGTGACTATATTTCTACACGCGAACTTTTGAACCGCATGGGCAAGGGCGCGATGGATGCGGCGAAAAGAGCCTTGGCAGAAGGCGCGGAAGCCGTCAAGACGGAAGCGAAAAGCCGCTGTCCCGTCTATCGGGGACGAGACAAGCGCGTCGTGCCGGGTGCGCTACGAGACTCCATCCACTGCGTCAAGCGCGGGGGCGGTACGTCGTGGCGCATCGTTGCCGACGCCCAAGCACCCGACGGCACAGCTTACGGCAAGCTCGTCGAGTTCAGTCCGAAGATCAACCAGCCGTTTCTCTATCCCGCGCTCGATGCTGAGCGGGACGCCATCAAGAAGAACATCGTCGAAGCCGTCAAGGCTGCATTGCGGAGGGAAGGAAAATGAGCATAGCCAGCAAGGTCTACCAGGCATTGGCGGCATCGAAGCCGCTTTGTCGCCTCCTGCACAAAGACCGCAGGGGATGCGGCATCTACCATGGGCGAAGCCCCGATGCAGGGAGTTATCCCATCCTCGTGTATTCCGTTATCTCTGATGTGCCCGCTCTTTCCGCAGATGGCTGTGAGATGGAGCGGCGCGTGACCGTGCGTCTGCACATTCTCACGAAGGACGGCGCATACGAGAGAATCGAGGATGCCGCGAGGAAGGTTATGGACAGCATCGGCTTTCGCCGTTATCAGTCGATGGAGCTGGCGGAAAAGCACGCTTTTGTGAAAATCATGGATTTCAAAACAGGAACAGGAGTTGAGGAATAATGCCAAGTCCAAGCATAACAGCGCCCGCCGCCAATCTCACGAGTGGGCAGTTCATCAATGTGGAAAAGCTGCATATCGCCAAGATGCTGACAGATGTGCCGAACGGCACGGCGACGTATGAACCTCCCATCAGTCTGGGCAAGATTCTGCGAAAAGTGGACATCAAGCCCAAGACGAGCCAGGCGGAACTTTTCGCCGATGGGCAGTCCGTCGACACGGCGGCGAATACCGCCTCGTATGACCTGACCTTCGATACGTCGGCATTGCCGCTAGAATATGTCGCCTATCTTTTCGGGCACAAGATTGACAAGGGCGTCATGACAGCGAACAAGGACGACGTGCCGCCGTATTTCGCTGTCATGTTCCAGTCGGACAAGAGGAACGGCAAGAAGAGGTTCACCAAATTTTTCAAAGTCCAATTTGTCGAGCCTTCGGAATCGGGCAACACGAAGGAAGAGAACATCAAGTACGACACGCCGACCATCTCGGCGAAGGCGATCTACCGCCTGTCGGACGGGCAGTCGTACGCGAAAGCCGATGAGGAGGCGACAGGATTCATTGCCGAAACCGGAACAAAGTGGTACGAAAGTGTATAAGGAAAGGCGGGGAAAACTCTGATGGAAACACCAACCATCACGCTCTACGGCAAAACGTATGCGCCGAAGCCTCCCAAGATGAAGGTGTGGCGCAGGTTTCTTGCCTTCTTCGACGAGGACAAGAAGAACCTCAGCGTCGAGGAGTTCCTCGATGCGGAAATCGACCTCATCCTGCTCGCCTTTGACCGCGAGGAAGTGACAAAGGAAGCCATCGACGACAACATCGAGGTCGCGGACATCGTGCCTCTGACGCGGGAGCTTTTCCGTTGGATTCAATCGCTGACGTTTCAGAAACTCGTGAAACTCCCAAACGACGAGGCGGGGAAGGCATAACACTTTCCCCGTATCAGAGCATCCTGCGCTACTACGAGCGCCTGCAGTCCTCCTATGGCTGGACGATGCAGGAGGTCGACGCTCATGAGATCGCCTTTCTCTTAGATCAGCTTATTGCAATGGTTGAAATCAAGGAGGACAGGCAGAGAATTTTCATTGACGATGTGATGTAAATGGCAAGAGGACAGAAAATCGACGAGCTGTATATCAGCTTAGGACTCGACATCGCACGCCTGCAGCTCGACTTCGATACGGCGGGGCGCACGGTGTCCGAGACGATTTCAAGGCTCAACAGCAGGAGCAATCAGCTGAAACTCAAGATGGACGTCGACCTCGCCAAGCTCGACGGCGCGGGGACGGAGCTTGACAAGATCAAGGTCAAGTATGAAGCCATCAACCGCCAGCTGGACATCCAACGAAAGAAAGAAGAAATCCTCGCCAACGTGCTCAAGGGTGTGCAGAAAGCGGACAAGGACGGCGCACGCACGCGCTATGCCGAAACGAATCTCCTCAAACAGCAGCGTCAGGTCGCACAGTTGGAAGCAGAGCTTAGAAAGCTCAATGCCGAGATGAAGACGACGGGTAGCCGTGCAAAGGCGATGGGGCAGAAACTCTCGGCGGGCTTTTCAGCGGCCAAAGGAGGCGTTCACAGCCTGTCGGAAGGCGTGTCCATTTTGAACGCCAAGACAGCGGCTCTTATGGCAGTATTCACGTCGGGTGCGGGATTGTTCAACATCACGCACGACGCGATGCAGGCAGGCGAGGGTATCTACCGTCTGACGAAACGCCTGCACACGACGACGGCGGAAGCCGCACAGATGAGCCGCGTGTTTAGTTTGGCAGGAACAAACATCGACTCACTCGTGCCGCTCTTTGCAAGGCTCGACCGACAGGTGGAGTCGGCAGGGACAAAGGGCAATATGACGACCGAAGCCTTGAACCGCTTTGGCATCGCGCTGACGGATGAAAAAGGCAATCTCTTGGGGCTAAACGAGCAGCTGGAACGTCTCGCCAAAGGCTACAGAAGCGCTGCCGATGCCGGAATGGAAGAAGCCTTTACCGCTGAAGTCCTTGGCGCAAGGGGCGCCGCGCTCATCCCAGTCTTGGAGCAATACGACGACCTTATGGAAGTCGCATCGCATGTCAAGACGACGGGGCTGCTCAATCCAGAAGAAGCTCATCAGGCATATCTCAAATGGCGCGAGATGGAGATGGAAGCGGGGCAGCTCAAGCTCGCCCTCGGTTCTGCGCTCCTTCCTGTTGCAGAAGACCTGATGCCCAACGTCATAGACCGCTTCCAAGACCTCATCGGCTGCATCCAGGACAACAAGGAATCCATCGAGGAGCTTGCTGATGTAGTTGATGCTTTTGCCCGCGCCTCGGTCGATGTCCTCGATGGCGTGGCAGACGCCATGGAGAGCATCGGTGTCAATGCGAAATCCGTCAAGGAAACATTGCACGATATTGGCACGTTTGCCAAGCACGGCGGCATCAAGACCACGGTGGACGCGATGCTCGTCGGAGCCGGCACGGGTGCTGTGGCGGGAACGCTGGTAGAGCCGGGCGGCGGCACGCTCATCGGCGGCATCGGTGGCGCGATCGTTGGAGGCATAGGAGCTTATGAAGCTGCCACAAGCAGTCAGAAGTTCAAGGACTGGCAGGCGGCAGACGACGCGCTTAAAGCTGAGAAAAAGGCGGCGAAGGAAGCGGAAAAGGCGCTCCAAGACGAGAGCCGCGCACAGAAAGAAGGGGCGAAAGCGGCGAGAGAGAATGCCGCTGCCGTCCGCGCTGCCGCTAAGGCGAATGAGGACTTGAAAGAAAGCCTGTTCACGCTTTCGCACAGCGACCTTGAAAATGCGCTGCATGAAGCCGCCAGACAGGCGGAGAAGTTCCGTCAGTCGGGTGCAGATGCACAGATGGTTGAGGAATATCGGCTGCAGAAACAGGCGAAGATTTACGAGGATTTCCAGCGGAATGTAACGGATAAGGTAAACGCCATCCACCATACGGAATTGGAGAACCATCTCGCACAGATCGACGAGGAAGAGCGTGCCTATCGCCGTCAAGGCTTGGACAAGGTCAGCGCCGCCAACTGGGCAGAGGCGAGTAAGGCTCGCATCATGGAGCAGTGGGAGTCAGAGGTAGCCTCCAAGATTGATGCTATATGGAAGACTTCGTTGGAAAACCGTCTGGCGGATATCGAGCGCGAGAAAAAGGCATGGATGCAGAAGGGCTTGGACGAGGTGAAGGCTGCGAAATGGGCGGAGAAGGAAAAGCTCGATGCCCGAAGGAATGCCGCTATGGAAGCTCTCAAGAGCCAGAAGAAGGAATTAGAGGCATTTAGAAAAGGCGGCACAAGCGGACTTCTCGACTACCTGCGCGAATCGAATGGGCTGACAAAGGACGACTTGAATTTTCGCCCCGAAGAGCTTGTTCGGTTTCAACGAGCGAGGCGGACGGCCTTGGAGGACATTCTGCCAAATTTCGCACCAAGGCGGGAAAGAGAGCCAGGAGAAATCAAGATCACGCTCGGCAATGAAGTGATGGAACGCCTTGCAGGAACGCTTGAAAGCGGCATGACGCAGAAGGTTATGGACAGGCTCAATATTGCTCCGACGGTGAATTTTCCAGAGCGGTGGAATCCTGCCGCATCGACCGCTAATATCGAAGTGCAGGTAAATATCGAAAATGCCGTGACACAGGATAACGAAGGTATGCGGCTCTTGGCTGATCATGTGGCAGACCGCATTCGTCCCGCTGTCGAGCGTGCTTTGGGAGGGGATTCCAATTCATATTCAAATTGGTGATGTACGGACGCTCGAAGCGGAGAACTGGCAAGTGCTTCCCGACGACCGTCAGCGCATGGTGGAAATCGTCGGCGGCACCGTCGTGCAGGATTTCGGACACGTCGCTCAAGGCGACCGCATCTCCTGCACGGCTACTGTACTTTCTGCCGACTGGGAGAAAATCAAGAGATACTGGGACGAGCGTGAGAAAGTGGACGTTACGGACGAAGCGGGGAATGTCTGGCGCAATCTGCGCGTGACGGTCAAGGCTTATGCTTATGTGCCGCACTTTTCTAAGGCGTATAAGCTCACACTGGAATTTTGGAGGGTATGACTATGGCGAACAAGCTGCACATCTATATGAACAATCCTACGAGCCGCATGAAGGACGGCACGGAAGCAAGCACGGATACGGAGACCTCGCCCATCGCAGTTCTGCTGGATGCGGCGAAGGAAGAGGAGAAAGCCGTCAAATGCGCTGTGCGCTGCGACTCCGGCTACAAGGTCGAAGGTGCGGTCACGATCAAGTTCGTAGGCGCAAATGCCGCAAAATGGAAAGCCGCTGCGGACAACAACTACACGGCAGATACGGTCTTGGCATCTGCTGACTGGAAAGACACAATCGCCCTGCAAAGCGTCGGCGAGGGCAACGTCATCTTCTGGGTTAAGGCGATGAGCACGTCAGATGAAAGTCCGAAGAATGACACCACCGTTGACGTTCAGGCGGAAGGGCTGATCGTAGAAGTCTGAGGAGGCGATGGTATGGCGTTTAAATATATCAATCCGGGATATGCCAATCTGCTCGATACCGACACAGGAAAGACGGTGGAGGGAGAAAAGTACAGCAAGAGTGGCGTATCTTTCTGGCAGCCTGCGGAGAAGCGCGGCATCGTGCTCGCCGAAGCGGTGACGGAGCTTTACGGCAAGTTTGACGTGTACCTGCACCGTGAAAGCGATTCTGGCAAGGATAATTTCGAGGTCAGGGTTGCACTCGCCGGGTGGCATGGCGCAAGGATTTCAAAAAGATACGACGATTGGTACGTCAGCGGAACCTTGGATGCGAGTTCTATCGTTAGAGTGACAGGGAGTACGGATTATCAAGACTTCAAGGAAAGCTCGCACCTCAAACTGGATGACGTCAATACGCTGTATTTTCACGTCAAATATAAACCGGGCACTCGCGAAGGTTCTGTAACCCTCATAGTGAATGGAGCAGAGATTGGTACAGGGTCATACGAGGGGGATGGCGTCTTCCAAGAAAGCAAGGTGCTGGAAATTGTGAGCACTGCTAGACATGGGTTGATCTCCAACATCATCCTGTCGGATCGGGAAATCGATCCGAGGGAGCAGGTCGTCATGCTGCCGAGTATGATCGCCGAGACGACGATGGCAGACTCCGGCGACGGCATTTATACAGCGACGGCAGCGGGGCAGATTCTTCTGCAGACAGCGGATACGACGGCATTGGCTGCAGCCTATGGCGAAGAATCTCAGGTGACGGGCATCGCGCTCGTCGGCAATCCCGCCTATCGGACGGCAGAAGGGCTTTGCGCCCTTACGGCACTTGAGAAAAACGGCGAGACCGTTACGGAATTCGGCAGGCACATTCTGAAAGGTCAGCCGACAGGCGCTATTGTGGACAGTCGTGCCGTTTCTTTGCGTTTGGCAGAATTGACGGGGAGAAAGTTTGGCTGGAAAGCGGGGGAATGAGATGAATGCCTCGCTGAAACCGCAGATTTTCATTTCGTGGATTCCCTACGGCAAGGAAAGCCTTCGTCCTCAAATCTGGGTCACGATCATTACTGCGCCCAAGCACAAGGAAACGGTGCGTGTCGATACCAAGCGCCAAGTTGCTGAAACAGCTGAAGCAAGAGCAGACAGTCAAAGGCAGGTTTGCAGTACCAACTGCATTGCCGCAGATACAAGGCGCACGGTCACTTCTTCTGACATCGACTGGACGAGCGCCAAACTCCTGCGGCGTGTTGCACAAAGAAATACCGCTTCTGCCGCCACGCGAAGATGCGTCGGCGGCATTTATGTATCTGTTCGCTGCGATACCTACCGCACGCTCTCGCCGAACTACTGCATCTCGCGCGGAGCAACGGAGCGTGAAGTCGTCAGAAGCGAGACGGTTCGTGGAGACACAAAGCGCACACCGGGGATGGGGAATCGTGCGGCGGCGAAAACGCAGCGCAGACTCGGCAGGGGAAATGTCGCCAAAGCCGCCTTGCGCCGTACTGTCGTGGCGCGAGTGCGCGTTCGCTTCGACACCTTGCTTCGCATTCCTCATGTGTTCGAATATGTCACGTCATCGCATGGAAGAAGAAACAAGCGAAGCAAGCGTGCCGTATCACAGATCGCCGACAACTTCCGTGCCCATGGCATCCGCTCCTTTGCCGTCACACTCGGCGAGATGACGCTCTCCGACAATTTTCAGATGGAGACAGCACAGCCGCTCGCCATCGGCGATGCCGTGCGCGGTCGGCTCTTAGATTATCGCTTCTCATTTTTGGTGGAAGAAGCACTCCAACGGGACTTGCTCCAAACGGTGAAAGGCGCGTACAGCAAGGATGCGACGCTCTACTCCGCCATTCGCATCTTCGTGAAAGAAGCGCAAGCTTCTTATTACGCGCAGTCCATCGCCGCCGCGCTCGGCTTGCAGCTCCATTGGGCGTGCGACGATTTCACGCCGTCGCAGAACTTTGAGGACAGCGGCATGACATACCAAGACTTCATCTCCGCGCTTTTTGGCTGGACGGCGAAACTGCCGCAAAGGCAGGTCAATGTGTTTATCCGCGAAGATACGCTGCATATCGTTCAGCGCGGCAGAGAGGAATCCGTCCTCGACATCACAGACTGGCCGCACAGTCGTCCGACGGTGGAGCGTCGTCTTGTGCGCTCCTTGTGGCACAGCGGCCACGCTTCCGAGACGGCAGGCAATGCCTACAACGAGGAAGATACCGAGCCAGTCCCCTTTACGGGAACAATCTCTTGGGAAGAAATGAGCCGCACCTACCACAACGGCTTTCTGACGAGCGAAACGAATGAGAAAGGCACGACCGAATACACCTACCATGGCGAATATCTGACGAGCAAGCAGACGCACAATAAGGACGGCTCCACAAGCCGCACGGAATACACCTACGCCGAAACCGAGCGTGATGTGTATCTTGTCAAGGAATGGGAACGCACGACAGAGTCAATCAACGATGGGAAGAAGCATACGGAATACGACTGGACGGACTGGAACAACGAGCGCGGCACAGAGCGCATCACCTACCACGCGCCCCTGGGCTATGGCTGGTACGCGACGACCGTCTATGTCGACGGCAATCTCGAAGGAAGCACGCTCTCCCAAGGCAAGCCCGGCGGCAAGGCGAGCCGCTTCACGGTCGAGCAGTCCAATCTGAGCCTAGGATCGCGTTACTCAGGCGACGACGATGATGCACCCTTCGCCTCGCTGATTGATACGGAGTTTCCCGTTAAGGGCGAAGCGTACCTCAAAGAACTGACACAGGCAATTCTCTGGCTCAACCGCAAGACGCAGGAAACCGTCACCTTAGAAGTCTACGCGAACATTCAAGACGGTGTGCCGGATGTCGGGCATATCGTCGATTTCACCGAGCGCATAAGATTCGAGGGGCAGGAATATTTCCTGCAGTCGAACGCCGTAGAGCTTACGCCGCGCTCCCTCAAGCAAACCATAAAGATGACGAGGTGGTATTGACTATGAACGGCGTGCAAGGATTGATGGATGCCCTGCGTAAGAGTGTCAAAGATACACGCGAGAGGCAAGAAGGCAAGGCGCAAAGAGGCGTGATTCAAGGCGGCAGGGTGCGCATCGGCGCTCGCTCCTATCCGTTCAAAGCCGTCGTCGACTGCAGCACGGAAGAAGGTTCGCTCGTCTGGGTGCAAATCTCCAAAGGCGGCACGGCGATCATCTTGGGAGCGTGAGAATATGCACAGGGCAAGAGTGAGTACTGTGGTGGGCAAGAAAGTTCTCGCCGAAGGGAAGTGGCTCACCGTCATCGGCAATCGAAGCGTCCACAGTGGCGATTGGGTATGGACGGACGGTCGCTGCATCTATGGACATGAATCCGCAGGCGGCAGTGCGCCCGTGCTCGGTAAAAGAAGGGAAAGCGGTGTTCCCGTCTATGTCGGTGCAAGGCACTGCCTCTATCAAAGAGGAGCGTTGCGAAATCTGCATGTTGACTATGAATACAGAGGGCTTCTTTATCTGGGGGCGCATGCCGCACATCTTCTGCCGCATCCGTATCCGCAGAGAAAGCAGCAGCTTCTTGATGCAGACATGGATGCAGCCGGGAATATTTTTACGCTTACGGGCGTTTATTGGACATTGGATGAAGACGGGATGTGGCCGGGGCCTCTGGGCGCTGTCCGTGTGGAAAAGAATGGGAAAGAAATCGCCGCGCACGATCTCAGGCCGTATTATGAGATGTTCAAACTGCCGCACTACACAAGCATCGTCACTGGAGGCGGACATATAGACTGCGAAGGGAACTGGGGCTTCTATTTGGAAATCGACGCATCCTCAGACGGCAGATATAACGAGAAGAGACCCGGCACAGAATTAACCAACACGGTGTATTATGTGGATTCTGGAGGTGCGCGTCAGTTGTTCCATGACTATGCACGCCTGAACGAAAAGGGGTTCATACGGAAAAGTGAAAAACACACGGGCGCGCGAGGAAAGAAGTTCCCAATCCACGACGGCTACTACTACATGTGGAACCAATACGCGCCGACGGGCGCTAACTTCTTGTCCCGTCCCGAACGCATCATACTGACCATTTTCACACCGACAGGAGATAAAATCCTCACCGGGTGCTTCCGTCTTGGCACGCGCTTTACGATTCTCCGCATCGGGGACGGGCAGTATCTGCTTGGCGTGCATTCCGTAACCACGCAGACGCTTTCCATGTTCACCACAGGAGAGGATCAAGTTCCGGAGGTATATCCTCCCGAGTGGGGATGGGACGTCGTTCATCCTTTCGAGAACGGACTGTACCTATGCAAAGACGGGCTGCTGCAAAAGCTGACGGAGGGTGATTGCGACACGTTCCGCTTCCGTCGTGTGCGGGACGTAAAGACATGGGAAAAGACGTTGAAAAATGCAATTCAAGGGGGCAAAACGTAATGGAAAACCTTATGAACCTTCGCTGGTGGTCGGCGTGCATCGGTGTGCTTGTCGGCGAGTTTCTAGGCGACTTCGACCATCTGCTCTACGCACTGGTCGTATTCATCGCTGTAGATTACATCACGGGCGTCCTCTGCGCCGTATTGGACAAGAACCTGTCGAGCGAGATAGGCTTTCAGGGCATCGTGCGGAAAGTGGCCATCTTCTTGCTCGTCGGCGTGGCAAACGTGCTCGACGTCCATATCATCGGCAGCGGCTGCGTCCTGCGTTCGGCGGTAATCTTCTTCTACTTGTCGAACGAGGGTATCTCAATTGTAGGACATGCAGCGAGAATGGGGCTTCCCGTACCGAAGAAGCTGCAGGAAGCCATGAAGGAGATACGGGAAAAGCAGATGCTCGGATAAAGGAACGAAGCCCGGTGGAGGAATCCTGCCGGGCTTATTTTTTTGCCCAAAATCCATGAAGTTTCACCTTTGCCGTGGCTCTCTTATAGAGGTGATTTTATGGAGACATCCGCTGAAAATTCGGTTTTCTGTCCTTTCAATAGTAGAAGGGGGACAGCAGCATGACAGAAGAGCAAAAGAAGCAAATCAAAGACCTTCGCGGGAAGGGCGAGGGCTAAAAGAAAATCGCACAGGAAATCGGTTTATCCGAGAACACTGTGAAGTCCTTCTGCCGTCGGGTGCTCGTACAAAAGCAGGAAGTGGCTGCGCCCATAAAGTCTGTTTCGGTTTGCGAATGCTGCGGCAAGCCGATAGAGCAGATTCCCGGCAGGAAGAAACGGCGGTTCTGCTCCGACACCTGCCGCCAGAAGTGGTGGAACAGCCATCTTCATCTTGTGCAGAGGAAAGCCGTCTATCGGCTGAAGTGCCATCATTGCGGCAGAATCTTCGAGATTTACGGCAACAGCCGCAGGAAATACTGCTCTCATGCGTGCTATATCGCCGAGCGGTTTGGCGGATGCACGAGTACAGGAACTCGGAGGTGATCGCCTGTGACAAAGGAACAGTTTCAGCGCGAGAAAATGTACCAGGCCACGATGGGCATGGTGCGCCGTATGTGTTCCGAGGGGCTGATCTCCCAAGCCGAGTATGGACAAATGGAGCAAATCTTCCTCGAAAAATATAAACCGCTGATTGGCTCAGTATATGCGGAAATACCGTTGACTCCTTGCCCGAGTTGAGGGATATATGGTGAAGGGTGATACAATTGAAGATTACACGCATAGAACCGACCGTGGCGACACTTACGCCCAAAAAGAAAGTGGCAGCTTACGCTCGTGTTTCAATGGAATCGGACAGGCTGAACCATTCGCTCTCGGCACAGGTCAGCTACTACAGCAAGCTCATCCAGAACAATCCCGAATGGATATATGCCGGGGTGTACGCCGACAGCGGCATCTCCGGCGGTGGGATTCGCCGCCGGGCAGAATTCAAGCGAATGGTCGAGGACTGCGATGCCGGGAAAATCGACATCGTTCTCTGCAAGAGCATTTCAAGATTTGCCAGAAACACGGTAGACCTGTTGGAAACCGTGCGGCACTTAAAATCTCTCGGCATCGACGTGTGGTTCGAGAAGGAGAACATCCAGTCGCTCTCGGCGGACGGAGAATTGATGCTCGGAATCTTGGCGGGATTTGCGGAAGAGGAGAGCCGCAGCCAATCCGACAATGCCAAGTGGTCGATTCAGAAGAAATTTGAGCGAGGGGAGCAATGGCACGCTGCTGCCTATGGCTACCGCTGGGACGGCAAGTCTTTCGTCATCTGCGAGGAAGAGGCAGAGGCCATCCGGGTGATTTACGACAATTTCCTCAAGGATATTCCGTTCAGTCAGACATCCCGCTGGCTGCAGAAACATGGCCATGCTTCATCCGTGCCGTTCATTCGCTACGCCTTGCGGAACATGGTCTATGCTGGCGATGTCCTTCTGCAGCGCTACATCACGGAAAATCCTCGGACGCACAGAATCATCGAGAACAAGGGGCAGTTGCCGCGCTACTACATTACGGACAATCACCCTGCCATCATCGACCGAGAGACGTTTGAGAAGGTGCAAAAGAAAATCCAGGACAGCTACGACTTCAATCCGGCGGCGCATCGCATCGTAAAGCCCAGCTGCTTCTCAGCGAAAATCATCTGCGGCAAATGTGGAGCACACTTTGTCAAGGGAGCGACCAGAACCAACGGACATGACGGCTTGCAGGAACATTGGTTTTGCTACGACAAAATCCGCAAGCGGACGTGCGATGCGAGGAACATCCGAGGGTATCGGCTGCGGGAGGCTTCCTGCGAGGTGCTGGGACTGACGGAATTTGACGAGAATGTGTTTGCCAAGACCGTAGAGAAAATCCGCACCACCGATACGGACGTGTTGGAATTCCACTTCTACGATAGCACGGTCAAGACGGCGAGAATCCACTATTTCGATCAGGCGGAAAAGAAGTACACCGACCCGCATAAGAAGCCCTTCGGCTACCGATGGTCAAACGAGCAAGGCTATGTGCTTGTTCCCAAAGAAGCCGAGGCGGTTCAGCTGATATTCCAATACTATCTCGACGGTTGGCAAATCACCGACATCTCACGAAAACTGGAAGCCGACGGCTATGGCAGCATTCGCGGGAAAATATCGCGCAAGCTGATCGCCTACACATTGGACAGCGACTTTTACCTCGGCGTTCGGAGGATAAAGGCGCAATTCTCCGAGAGCGGACGGGAGGAAATTATCAAAAACGACCACGAGCCACTGGTGACGCAGGAGATGTTCGATGCCGTTCAAATGCGGCGGCGAGCTGAATACAAACGATGGAAAGGACGTGAGCGCGATGCGAAGTGTGACGGTCATCCCGGCCAGCATCCATAAATTCTCGGAAGTGCCGCTGGCAACTGCAGCCAAGCGGAAAGTCGCGGCGTATGCACGAGTTTCCACGGACAACGAAGACCAGAAGACATCTTACGCCGCCCAAGTGGATTATTACACCAACTACATCAAGAGCCGCTCGGACTGGGAGTTCGCAGGGATGTATTCGGATGAAGGCGTGACGGGAACCTCCATGAAAAAGCGTGAGGGATTCACCCGCATGGTGCAGGACGCTCTGGACGGCAAGATTCAGTTGATTGTCACGAAATCTGTATCGAGGTTCGCAAGAAACACGGTGGACAGCCTCACAACGATACGGAAACTCAAGGAACACGGCATCGAGGTCTACTTTGAAAAAGAGGCGATCTGGACATTTCAGGCCCGCGGCGAAATCCTCTTGACGATTCTTTCCAGCCTATCGCAGGAGGAAGCGAGGAGCATTTCCGAGAACGTCACATGGGGACTCAGGAAGAGGTTCGCAGACGGCAAGTTCTCCGTTGGCTACTCGCGCTTTCTCGGCTACGACAAGGGCGAGGACGGCAATCTCGCGATCAACGAGGAGCAGGCCAAGACCGTGCGGCTCATCTTCCGACTTTTCCTTGAGGGGATGACGGCTTGCCGAATTGCCAAGGAACTGGCCGCACGGCATATCTTGACGGTCACGGGCAAGGAGAAATGGAACGCCAAGACCATCCGGGGGGTTCTCGCCAACGAGAAATACACGGGCTGTGCGAGGATTCAAAAGACCTTCACGCCGGACTTCCTCACCAAGAAAGCCGTCAAGAACTGCGGACAAGTGCCAAGCTACTTCGTGGAACAGAGCCATCCTGCCATCATCGACCCTGCCGTATTCGAGATGGTGCAGAGAGAGATGGAGCGACGCACACGGGAAGGCGGGAGATACAGCGGCGTGAGTATTTTCTCGGGGAAAATCCGGTGCGGCGAGTGCGGCGGCTATTTTGGCACTAAAGTCTGGCACTCAACAGACAAGTACAGACGCGTCATCTACCGCTGCAACAACAAATATGACGGGCAGAAATGCCAAACGTCGCATGTGACGGAGGATGAAATCAAGGAAGCCTTCGTCACGGCATTCAATCGACTGGTAACGGAGCGGGAGGAGATTACCGCCAATGCCCGGCTCGTGCGACAGACGCTTTGCGATACGACGGCGCTCACGGGAGGAAAGAGCCAAGCTGCAGCAGGAACTTGCGGTATTGGTGGAGATGACGGAGAAATGCGTCCGAGAGAACGCCCGCATTGCACAGAATCAAGAGGAGTATCAGAAGCACTACGAGGGGCTTGTGGCGAGATATGA